AATTAATAATTTTCGGCATGGATTAAATAATGTAATTTTACCGATGTATTCTAAATTTTTATATCTTGAATTATATGATGTGGTAACATATTTGCCTAAAACATTAGAAGGCACTTATGAAACAATGGATTGGATTATTTATGGGATAACTAAAAATATCCAAAATGAGACTATAACATTAACACTAATTGAAAGAGTTAAGTCTTCTAATTGGAATAACGGCAATGAATAATGATTGGTTGACATTGCCTTTATTATATTATTAGTATTTTAAGGGGGGAGGGGAAATTATGGCAGATAACATTCAGGCAAGCCAATGGCCGATAATACATGAAGTTATGATGAAGACATGGCAGGTATTAAATGGTGCCGTACCAATGCCGCCTTCATTTCCGCAAGAAGTCATTGATAATTTTTCAGATAACATCAGAATTCTTTATTTTGATTTATTAAGATTATATGATGTCGCCGTCGGAGTGCAAGGCAGGCAAGGAGAGCCGGGAGTACAAGGAGAACCGGGGCCGAGAACGGTATACGGCATTGCCAATCAAAAAGAGGCAGGGTTAACTTTATCAAGTGAAATTGATGGCGAAATAAAAGTGTCCGAACTTGGAATAATGATGTTAAATGGTTGGCAGACAACGCAAAGAAGATTACTGGATTTGGAAGTTTACGCAAACGCAATGACGGAATGGATAAATTCAGGGCAGATTGGGGAACCGCCCGTATTGCCGACAAGAACAACAAAATATTTACTTGCAAGTGAAGATGTGGGATTACTAGCCAAAGAAAATGTAATTCTTATGGCTAAAAAAATATTATAAGGAGAGAAAATTATGGACGGAATTTTCACAAACCAATTGGAAGCCGCTGGAGCATTAGCGTCTTCACACCTCATGGCAATTGAACAGGGCGATAGTGAATTGAAAAAAGTTACGCTTGCAGATTTGGAAACATTTATGCAAAGATCAAGACGTACCGTATTTCTGAACGCGCTTTTTTTAATTGCAAGTAACAAAAGGGAATTGACAATTAAGGCAGGCACAAAATTATCAATCAATTCGCAAAGTTACGAACGGACATTTTTTGCCATTACAGACGTGGCATTAAATTTACAAACAATTCTTGACACGGGCAACGTCGCAAATGGCAAAGATTATTACTTGTATTTGTGCCCTACGCCGAATGGAACTGAATTTAAGGCAAGTTTATCGAAAACTAATCCTTTAGGATATGCCGCAGTAGATGTAAATAATTTCGGTGGTTGTCATACATTATGTGCAAATGCAGGGTCGGGAATGACTTACCAAATGGGTGGTTCCACATTACAACACCCATTAAATGGTTTTTTGGCAGGGGATATTTTGCCTCAATCCGTTTGGTGTCTGAATCATAGACCCTTCAGTGAAGCCGAAGGCATGGTTTATATTCCCACTGTTGATGTTTGGGTTGACATTTACTTTATGTCAGGAAGCGGATTTAACACGAAGTCTGTTTATCAAGGCGCAATAACAAGATCAAGGCAGTATGTTGACTTCGTGGAAGATTTGTTATGTGTAAAAAAAGCCTTGCTTAATGATGAAGAATTTGCGGCGGCAATGATGGGCAGTAATGAAAAAACAAATGTAGGAGCAAATAACGGACAAACGGCAAGTACGGAAGCGGCGGCAACAAGCGGCGGAGCAGGTGGCAGGGTGGATACTGCAAATAGAAGAATGTTATCAATCTACGGAGTGGAAGAAGGTTGCGGAAGTCTTTGGCAATGGCTTGCGACAACAGCCGCCGCAGGTGTTGATGGAACATTTCATGGAATGTTAGATGAAACACCTTCCTATGGTTGGATGTATCCTAATGTCAATGCTTACGGCCCCTATCCTCAATCCGGAGGTAAAGGTTCTATTTATGGAATTGTATGTGCATTGCTGGCGGGGGGTAGTTGGGCTAATGGTTCTAATTGTGGTTCCCAGTCACGGAATGGCAATAATTCCCAGTCGAATATTAACACTAATATTGGCAGTCGAGGACGGAGACATAGAGCAGGCAGAGCCCACTCTACGGCTGAATGATTTACCTTGTCGAGCAATCGGCAAAATACACAACAGAGCGATAATGGCGTTAGTAAAATTAATTTTTGAAAGCGTCATTATCATTTTTATTTTAATAAAGGAACTTATGCGTAGACATGGAAATTTATGGCAAGAAATAACATCAATTAAAAATCTCTGTATAGCATTTAATAATGCGGTAAAGGGAAAGACAAGACATCATGGAGTGATTGAATTAAAAAAAGCGGTAAAAAAAAATATATTGGCAATTCAAAAATGCTTATTAGAAAAAACTTTTACCACGGCAAAATATAAAGAAAAAATTGTATTTGAACCTAAAAGAAGAACCGTATACGTTTTACCATTTAACAAAGAACACCCAGATAGAATTGTTCAACACGCATTAATGAATGTTTTAATTCCTATTTGGGATAAACTTTTTATTGACGCTTCCTATTCTTGCCGGACAGGAAAAGGAATACACATTGCAAGCAACAAGACAATGGAATATGTGAGAAAAAATAAATATGTGTTAAAATGTGATATTTCAAAATTTTACCCCTCGGTAGACCATGAAATATTATATAAGATAATTCAGAAAAAAATAAAATGTAAAAACACATTATGGCTCTTGAAAGACATAATAGATTCATTTCCGGGTGGTAAAAATATCCCAATTGGCAATTATACAAGCCAATGGTTTGGCAATTTATATTTGAACGAATTAGATTATTATTTGAAAGACAAATGCGGAGTAAAAGACTATGTGAGATATTGCGATGATTTTTGCATATTTGCAAATGATAAAAATTATTTACACAAAGTGGCAAAAAGAATAAATAAGTTTATTAATGAAAAATTATTATTGAGGTTCAGTAAATGTGAAGTATTCCCAATCAAACAAGGCATTGATTTTCTCGGATACAGGCATTTTAATAATTATGTTTTATTAAGAAAATCTACTACAAAAAGAGTAAAAAGCCGATTGGAAAAATTACCAAAATTATTTGAAAGCGGAAAGATAACCAAAGATCAATTCCGTTCCTCTGTTATGTCAACATGGGGCTGGTTAAAACATGCCAACACCCATAATTTATTAATAGCCTTAAAGTACCGAAGGCTTAAAAAGATGGTACAAAATTTATAGGAGGGAAATATTATGGGAGAGAAGAAAGTATTTTGCGTCATTCAAGGTGATGACGTGCTTCGCTTCATCGGAAAACAGGCATTAAAGGATGCAGGTTTTGAAAAGGCAGATGAGACATTTACCGAAGAGGCATATAACGCAAATGGCTGTTATGTGCATATTGTAAATGGTAAAGTCGTTTTAGGATTGACGGAAAGTCAGAAAAAAAGGCAAGAGTATCAAGAAGAAATCGACCAAATTGATGGCTCATTAAGGGAGTTGGATAAAAAATATTTAACGCCCAGAATACTTGCAAGTGCGGCGGTTAATGAAGACGAATATGCCGTTGAACAAATTGAAGAACATGACAAACTTGCGGAGCCTTTAAGAACAGAGCGTAAAAGATGGAAAGCATTAATTGACAAACTTTAATCGTTAAAATTGCATTTACCATAATTAGTTTACAATTAGTTATGGTAAATTGCAAAATTAAATCAGATTTTTTCATTTAATAATTATTTTATGACATTTTTTATTGACATTTGCATAACACCTATTATTATTCTTATTAGATGAAACTTTGGGAGGGGTTTTTCATGCCAGAAAAAAATAATCTTGACATACTTAATTTTATAATGACAAAACCAGAAGTCATTTGGATACTGGCATTGATAGGGGCTGTATGCGTAATTGGCGTAGTTGATTTTTTACGGTGTTTTTTTGAAAAAAAGAAAAATACAATCCGTTGGGTAGTTTTAATTTTGTCATTGTTAGTTGCCTTTGTACTTTCCCCTATAGTTCATACTCTTATTACTACAATAATAATTTTATGGCTTTTAATTCTTGCATTGGCGACAATAGGGAAAAAACATATTATTGACGGAATTGGAAACATAATAGACAAAGTAACAAATACCAAAACAACAAGTGAAAAAGGAGAAAAATAATTGAAAGACTTTATTAAATTATTTGAACATAATCCAGAGGCATTAAAGTTTTTAGTTGTTGGGATTTGCACATTAATAGGATTAGTCCTTACCATAGTATTTGCAAAATTGGGTTGGTTAAAATATTTTAAATTAGGGAAAGACGGCGTTGAATTAAAAAACAATTCAAAAAAAGTGAAACAAGAAGCATACAGAAAATTTGAAAGTGGGAACATCAATAAACTTTGCGATGACCAAATACTTAATTTTGATAATGAACTGGTTGATTACGCTTTAGAACTGGCAAACAAACTAAGAAGAACATTAAACATATCATTGAATAAACAGGTAGGCTGTTCCGGCACTAGACGTTCCCTTGCCTCATGCCTGCGGTATCCTTTATGGGAGGCAAGCAGAAAAAATAACTTCAAATATTTGTTACGCCCTGAAAACATAAAACATTATATTGACAAATTAATAAGGGACGTTACCGAAGAATACAATGCCTTTGCAATTGAAAAATCCGCAAGATGTGCAAATGACAATAACCTAAAATGCCCTGACTTGCCGCCATTAGATGATACTATCAAAATGATGCGGAGCGAATTAATAACGCAATGGGCAATACCAATCAGGGAAAAAACAATAGAGATATGCGAGAAAAAATCCAATTTATACAGGCAATTTATCCCACTATATAAAGATTTAGGGGACGATGTTCATGTTTTGGTTTGTGAGCATTGCATTGAAAAAAATGAAGTGCATATAAAAGCATTAAAAAGAACGCCGGAGGTAAATGAATTATGAATATAAATTTAAACCCTACTAGGGAAAATTATTACTCACAAATTAACAATGAAATATTACCACTTGATTCTTGCAATGTTACAATAATGACGGAAGGATTAGACGTTGGTAAATTTGGATTGAAACCGATAAATAATATTTCTTGCAGTTATAGGCAGCCAGAAGACAAATTAAGGCATTTTATTGAAACTAATCCCACGGTTCAAAATTATTACAAGGCTAATTTTAATACCAAAGTAAAAGCCCCTGAATGGGCGGGCGTAATGATATTTGCCATTAATTTACTTTATGAAAAGAAAATAGTTTATTTTGACGATAATATTTCTCTTGAAAAAATAATTGTGGATTTGCAAAACGGATTGCCAATTTATACTTCCATGAAATACCCGGAAAATAAAAATAATGCCGGTAATTTATCACCTGTTGATGGGCATATTGTTTTAATAGTGGGAATAAAAGATAATAACAATATAATAATTGATGATCCTTACAAAAATCATTTAACAGGCAGTGCAGACGGTTATAATAATATTTATACATTAGAAGAATTTTACAAACATAATAAAGGCTATGCGATAAGGTACAAAAAGAATGATTAATAATATTCCAATTCAATATATTTCAATAGGGATATTAGTTATTAATTTACTTCAATTTGTTTTTCAAGTTTATTTTAATATGAGAGGGAGAAAATGAAATGCAAAAAGTTATTCTTATTTTATTATTTATTTTGGTTATTATTTGCGCAATCCTTAGTTTATGCTCAGGATGTAAAAACCAACCAGTTATTACAGGCACTAAAGATATTGAACAATTGCGATACGAGTATCAATTACTTAGAAACGAATACGACAAATTACAATCAGATTATTCAAGATTTATCGAAGAAAATAAATTCTATGCAGAATACTATAGAAATACAACAGCGGCAATTGAACAGGGAATCCAAAAACTTAATGAACTTGGAAACGGACAATTTACAGAAATTTCAACATTACGAACTAATATTGCAATCCTTAGAAACATCATACAATCAATTATTGATGGACAATCAAACGAAAGATGAACAGATACTAATATTAACACAAAAAAATAATAAACAAATGAAATGGATTTTTATATTAGGCGGCATACTCTGTCTAGGCTTAATTACAGTTATTGCAATTATAATAATTAAGGTAAAGACAGGCGGCATATCAAAAGCGTTAAAATTATTAAACCAATAAAGAATTAAGTATTCTATCAATGTCATTCAATTCATCATCATTAAAATCCAATTCTTCATTTATTTCTAATATGGCAATTTCTTCTTCACATTGTTCTTTTATCTGTTTCAACAGGCAATCTACCATAATAAAATAATAATACCATTCCATAACAGTATTATCGGCCTTTGGAGCTGATTTTATAATAATTAAGTATTCCAAATGAATAAAATATGCGTATAATCGCTCATTATGGCAATAGGCATAGATTTATACCATTTTTCATGTAGAATTGTTTCTAAGTGGCTTCTCATGCAAAATTTAAGGGTATTTTTAAGGCATAAAGGACAGGAAATGTCAATTTTGAATTAATTGAAATACTTAATTATTACAAATAACAGAAAAGACTTATTTTAATTAATAGCTTTCGTTTTTGCATATCTTTCCCTTCGCTGTTTATTATCACATTCGGCACATATATTTTTTAATTTATCAGGTGTGAACTTGTTTTTTATAAATGCAAATAATGAACGCCATTTTTTGCAAATAGGGCAGTATTTGTATTCTATTTCTCCCACTTTAATATGTGGCACATGATTATTATA